AATAAAATGTGTTGTTCGAGAACTTGATGATGATAGGCGCAAGTTTGAAATGGTAAAAGATAATGTCATTCATGGAAAAATAGATATCCACAAATTTACAAAACTCTATGAATCCTTAAATGAAAAGTACGGTAAAGAAGTCATTGCCGAAATGATGGGAATGGAAACGACTGAGATAGATAAATTAGTACGCTATGCTTTAGAGACGCTACCAGATCAGTTAAAGAAAAAACTTCAAGCTGCAAAAGGAGAGATCAAAACAATAGAAGACCTCTCAACAATTTTGAATAGATTATTCAATGAATATGGTGATACCTTACAGCATCATTTTATGATTATTGATTACGGAGGGAAAGATTCTATCTGGATTCAAGCAGACAATGAATTGTGGGGTATGGTACAGTCAATGGCAAATTATTGTGAAGAACAGAAAATAGACATAAATGAATACATGAAAGTTGCATTAGGACAGATAAAATCAAACCCAGCTTTAATGGACTTAGCGCATAGTGAAAAAATAGTACCTCCAAGTGAAAACACTCCCCCACCGCAAGAAACCACTCCCCTACCAGATACGCAATCGGGTAACGATGAGCAGACAATTTCACAACCCTAAGTTTTCATGCTAGTGTATGATTGTGAGTCCTGAAGTCCTTGCTTACTTCCGCTTTTGTAGTGGTGAAACCGTGCCTCTTGTTGAGGTTATACGTTTACCTGCTTACCACTCCTTGTTCAATTCTGGACACGCTGCAATTCAAGAAACATTATTTGAAGATAGTGCAATAACCTGGAAAACGAAAGGGGGTGTATACATGGAACAATTAAGAAATGAAGAACCAAGTTTAATAGTTGATAGTCAAGGTGTCAGAGAAGTCAACAGTATTCCAACGCCACAAGAAATGGCAACCAAAATACAAGAACCTTATCTTGATAGAACATTTGAACCACCAGTCATCAGGCAACCAGAACACCATAGCAAAGTACATGATCTGTTCTCAAGTGCAGCACACAAGCTACAGATTCAATTGGATGCACGCAGAGCAATCAAGAGACAATAGACTTCAGGCTTACAGGTAAAAGATATTGCTAATGTAATTGTGTAAGGTGTATGATGAGGTTATGTCCACAGTGTTAGATGGTAAGGTAGCAAAAAGCCCCAATGTTGCAACGTACTCGTTATGGCTAAGAAATGGAAAAAGTCTTCGAGAATGTGAACGTCTTGCTAAAGATTTGTTCAACGAAGAAATATCGCATATGGGATTTCAAACGTACCGTGATGCGCTAGACCCAAAAGAACTCGTGCCACAGTTTTTGCCTCATGCAGATTTAGACCTCATGTTAGATGAAGAAAAACATTTGATGCAGGCAATTTTACTGATGGAAAAACGTATTGACAAATTATGGAAACGTGAAGAAACAATGCCACTTCCCATGTCAGCTCTTGATAAAATGCTTGCTCAACTTGCCGATATGTTAGTGCAGCTAGCAAATATTCGAGGGAAAGGAGTGTCGCCAACACATGTCAGAAATACCATCAATGCACAGTTCAACAAATTTAGTGCTTCAGCAGCCAGACTTGGAGAATCTGATGAAGACATTAGACAGTGGGTCAGCCAGCTTATTGACTCAGCGAATCCCCAGAATGGTGAGGATGGGGTTATTCGAGGAGAAAGTAGCGAAGGACTTGCTCTGGAAGTACATAGTCAAGAACTTCCACATACAGATTCCCAGAGTTAGTATCTGCAAAGATCACGATAGCCCTTACGATTTCGTCTTCGATTCGTTCATGGTGAAGTACAAACGTATTTTGGCAATGGCAAATAGATCAGGTGGCAAGACAATGGACTTTGCTGTTTTGGACGTATTAAATAGTATTGCTAATGACCATTGTGAGACAGCCACGCTCGGTGCAATTCAGGCACAAGCGTATCGGTGCTATGGATATATAAAACTCTTTAACGATAGTAATATTGATTTCACGAATCGTGTCAAGTCTTCTTTGATGAAAGAAACGACTTACGATAATGGTTCAAGTATTGAAGTGTTGACTGCAACGGTTACTGGGGTTAATTCTCCGCATCCGCAACGATTGTTCTTGGACGAAGTTGAGCTAATAAACTGGTTCATCATGCAACAGGCATTTAACATGGTGCAAAGTAAAGGAGTTGTCAAAGGTCAGACAGTGATGGGTTCGACACGAAAATACGTCTCAGGCCCAATGAACAGAATGATAGCCGATATGGACAAGACTGGTTTAAAATTGTACCAGTGGTGTATCTGGGAAGTAATGGAACAGTTTCCTCGTAATAATCCAGGTCTTTCGCAACGCATTATAGAAGTGTTTGGTGAAGAATTGCCAAAGAATTACAAAATGATGGAAGGGTTCTATAGCTGGGAGGACTTGTTGGATAAATACGTCAACATTGATAGAGATATTTGGGAGACAGAGTGGTTGTGTCTTCGACCTCAGTCGGGAGGACTTGTCTATCCACGCTGGAGTGATGAGGAGAATGTTATTACAGACTGGAAGTTTAATCCAAGTCTCAAGCATTATATCTGGGAGGATTATGGTTATGCTCAAGACCATCCAGACGTACTACTCTTTATCGAAGTTGACCCTGTAAAGCAAAGTGTCGTGATTTTTGATGAAGAATATTTGACACTGCAAAGCACGCAACAGATCATAGACCGTGCCAAAGCAAAGTTAGCACAGTACAACTTAGTGGTTCGAGGCAATGACAATCAGCTCAGTATTGACGGGTGGGTTGGCGACCCACACGGACAAACAGAATGGATGGATAGATTTAATCAAGGCGCTCCTATGATGGGTAAAATGGTGCGTGATGAACTTAACGGTGGTTGGAAGATCAGATATGAAAACAATGATTTGTACCAGCTAAAGAATAGTATTCCACTGGTTCGCAAGTTTATTGATGAGAGATGGTTAAAAGTTACGCCTAATGTTGTGGGGTATCGCAATGAGATTATGAGTTATCGCAAAGTCCGCCTTCCAGATGGTACATATAAGGACGAACCAGAAAAGAAAAACGATCATGGCCCAGATGCTTCTCGCTATGGCATGATTATGCTATTCCCAGCACAGGCTTACGCAAGTTTTGGTACAACGCTTAAAGAAACGCAAGAGATTAGGAATCAAGAACCGATACGTTCTATCACCGCAGGATTGCGTGGCAGAAAGTTCTAAGATGAGGTATCATTAAGATATGGCAGATAGAAAAGTTTCAAATCAGAAACCCATACCAGCAGGTGTCAATCCAGATACGTTTAATCCCATGCCGACCACGCAGGATGGTGGGTATAAAGGACAGTTGCAGAATCAACAGCCTTATCCTGGAGTTGGTGCAGTTGGTGAATCAATGCCACTTGACCCTTCCCAAGTAACCAAAGAGTACGGACAAACAGGTACGATCATTGTCTCTGGTATTTTAACTGGCAATGATTATGTACCAGAACTCACTGGCACGCAACGTATTTTAAAGTTTGATGAGATGCGAAAAGGTGATGCTACGGTTCGAGCAGCAATGCAGGCAATCAAGCTACCACTGCAAGGCGCTCAATGGTATATTGATGCTCCAAAAGGAATGGAAGAAGACGACCCGATGGTTGAGTTTGTGAAACGTGCATTGTTTGATAACCTTGAATATCCTTGGCATGATTTCTTTAGACACGCATTGCTTTATTTAGACTATGGCTCGATGATATTTGAGAAAGTATTTAAAGTAGGAGACGATGGCATGATTTACTGGAAGTATTTTAGTCCTCGCCTTCCCACAACGATCTATCGCTGGACACTTTCAGATGGGGTAACTCCTGGAATAACTCAGATTTTACCAGTTGGAGGGTTACGACAGATTCCCGATTGGAAATTGCTTCGCTTCACAAATGAACAGGAAGGACTCAATTTTGAAGGTATCAGTCTGCTTCGTGCAGCCTACAAGCACTACTATTATAAGAATGTCTATTACGAAATTGATGCTATTGCTCAAGAACGACAGGGATTAGGCGTACCGATTGTCCATGTTCCGCCAAATGCTTCAAGTGATGATAGAAATAGAGCAGAAGAAATGATGCGAAACTTGCGTGTCAATGAATGGGCGCACCTTCAGCTTCCGATTGGTTTTGAAATAGAGTTCCTTGATATGAAAGCTGGAGCGATCAAGAATCCCAAAGATATGATAGCCCACCACGATAGACAGATACTTATGGCAGTGTTGGCACAGTTTTTGCACCTCGGTAGTAGTAATGTCGGCTCGTTTGCCCTTTCAAGCAATCAATCGGAACTTTTCTTACAATCACTCAACGCTATTGCAAACCACATTAGAGAGGTCATCAACGAGGCGATACGTGAATTAGTGGATTTGAACTTTAACACGAAAGTATATCCAACCCTCGAAGTTACCAGAATAGGTCAAGTAGATGTGAAGCTCATGTCAGAATCACTCTGGAGACTTGCAGCAGCAGGACTCATCGTTCCCGATAATGAGATAGAACAATACGTTCGCAACATGTTAGATTTGCCTGAAGCCATGCAAAATAGCGCAAATAACAATAGTGACCCGACTGGATTTAAGTACGATACACAAACTTTGCAACTAATGAAACTCTTGTCTCAGTCAGTTGATGTGGGAGTTAAGGATTTGATGATCGCTATTCGTGATAAGAAATTAGAAACAGTACAGCTTGAAGGACAAAACGATACAGCGACAAAGAACACGACAGATACAGGTGCTACCAAAGCAGACGATAGTCTCAAAGAAGTGATGAAACTGAGAGAAGAAGTACGAAAGATTGTCCATGACTCTCGTTAAGCTGACTGAAAAACAAATACACGCTTTAGAAGCAATTGATAAACTGCTTGGTCAGTTCGTTGCCTCGCAATACGGTCTCGTAATCCACAAGCACTACCGAAAACACGCACAGGTCTATCAGGAATTTATCCAGAAACGTCTTGAACTGAAGCGTGCTGTCATGGATTTTTTCAAAGAACAGCAGGGAAGACTGCCACAGCTTGTCGCTTTGCATTTAGTGTTTGATGAAGCAGAGGATTTAGTAAGTACCAACTGGCAAGTGGAGGATGCAACGCTTTCCGATAGATTAAGTCCAATTATCATGTCTTTGCATGGAATAGGTGAGGATTCTGTTCATGCCGATACTGGAACAACAGTAGGAATGGGAAGAATGAATAGTCCACAGTTACAGTTTCTCAAAGACCATGTAATACCAGTAGCAAAAGATATAAATAGTACAACACGTAATGATTTACTGGATGTTGTTCGTAAGTCTATTGCATTAGGTGAGACACGAGATGAAATGACAGACAGACTCAATGATATTTTGAATAATCCAGTCAGAGCAAGAATGATAGCCCAAACAGAAAGTGTCAGAGCGTTCTCGCAAGGGAGGCTTGCTGTCGGACGTGAGTATGGATTCACGCAGAAGCAATGGAGCGCACAAGATAATGCCTGTCCAGTGTGTGCAGGAGTAGATGGTGAGACGGTAAATATAGATAGTGAGTTCAGTATTGGTGTGCAAAGTCCACCAGCTCATCCAAATTGCCAATGCTCAGATGATCTGGTAAAGTAGACTCCATGACAAAAGAGGCAAACATAGTCCTCTGGGTATGCACGATGTTCATACTCATGTTATTAGTTGCTAAGTCATCGTTCTAATGGCATAATAAAGACATGGCTCAACAGAATGATGGTATGGATTTCCATACAGCGCATGATATAGTCCACGACTACTACGGTAGTTCGTCAGCCGACTGTCCGCTTTGCTGTGATAAGATGAGTGAAGACGAAGCCCACGCCCTCGCAGATAAAATAGTTACCCAACGAACCAAAATGTCACGAGGTAATACAATGCCTTATGTTGATGTACTCGCTGATGATAAAGCTGATGGTGTTCATGTAAAAGGTCGCTTCATTGAAGGACACTTGAAAGGTTTTACTTCAGTTGTTGATTTGTTCAGGACAAAAAGAGCAGACGATGGACAGCTCCCCGATATGATTCAAGTCATGCCTCTTGGTACATTTAACACGTTAAAGTATGGAGAGCTGGAGATAACGGAAAAAGATATTAAACAGATGGCTGAGAACTTTAACAAAGAAATCAAGCCTGGCACGCCACTTCGAGCTGGTGTACCGATTGACGTAGACCATGATGGCAAGAAAGCTGCTGGCTGGATTAAACAGTTAATGGTGATGGATGATGGGTTATACGCTAAGGTTGAATGGACACGATATGGAAAAGATTTGGTAGATAACAAAGAATACCGCTTTATCAGTCCAGAATTTGACCCAGAATACGTTGACCCAGAACACTCAGACTTTTCAGCACCTAACGTACTCATTGCTGCAAGTTTGGTAAATCGTCCGCTATTTAAAGAAATGTCGGCTCTTACGTTTAGTGAAGACTTAACGAAATCGAAGGTAGAAACAGTCAATGCTTCAGATAATTTGACAAAAGATAAAACTCATGTAATGATAAGTACAGATATGAATTTAGATGAGTTGAAACTACGCAGAGAAGAAACCCTCACCGCAGACGAGAAAAAGTTTGTGACTGAAAACGCATCCAAGCTCTCAGCAGATGAGCAAAAAGTATTTTCGTTCCTTAAAGCAGCCGATTCAGAAGACGAAGACGATGAGGATGAGAAGAAAAAGAAAAAAGCAAAAGCTGATGAATCCACTACAGAAGAAACCACAAAAGAAACAGTTACCGCAACAGAAGGTAAAGTAGTTATCGAAGCTTCAGAGCTGGCAGGATTCCGCAAAATGGCAGATGAGCATGAAACCATGAAACTTGAGAATGAAGTCAAAGGTTGGTTATTCTCAGAAGATGGTAAAGGAAAAGTATTGCCAAAAAGTAAAGATAAGATTGTTACCTTTATGAAATCACTCGATGAGAAAGGTCGCAAAATGTTTTCAGAGATCATGGCAGAAGTTCCAGAAAAAGGCAAAGCATTGTTTTCAGAAACAGGTGGAGCAGACAATTCGACAACAGGTGGAAAGACTGAGATAATAAATCAGAAAGCTCAAGAGTTAATGAAAGCTAATGACAAGCTCACATTAAAGGAAGCAGTGAGAACAGTATTAGCAAAAGAACCAGAATTAGGAAAAAGAGATGATGAGCTACAACCTGTAGCAAGTAAACTTTAGAGGAAATACCTATGGCACAATATACAGAATTTCGAGAAAGATCATTCAAAGCAGGAGCAGATTTGTCTGCAAAACAATATTGGGCTGTCAAGATTGACACAACGACACAAAACCAAGTTCTATTAGCAAGTGGTTCAGGAGATGACACCAATGCAGGTTGTATCGGAATCTTAAAGAACGCTCCTAAATCTGGAGAAGTTGCAAATGTAGTGATGTTCGGTTCAGAAGGCACAATGAAAGTAATCGCTTTTGGAGCAATCTCACTCGGAGCAGAAGTAGCAATCGAAGAATCAGATGGTAGATTTTCAACAGCAGAATCAGGAGACTTTGTTTGCGGAATCGCACTCGAAGCAGCAGCAGCACAAGGCGACATTATCGAAATAGCATTAACGAAATATAAGAAATAAAGGATAGAGCGATAGCTCAGGTAGATTATGACAACTTTTGGCCCAGTTCAAGGACAAGTATATGTAGACCCACTATTAGGGAATCTTTCAGTGGCGTATAAGAATCCAAATTACGTTGCAGATTTAGTTTTCCCAGAAGTGCAAGTCCAGAAATTAACAGGTTTCTACTTCACCTATGACAAATCCAAATTCGTAGCACCTAATACATACCGTGCGCCTAGTACACGAGCAAACCGAGTAAACTTTGGTTTGACCAAAACAGCGTATGGCCCACTTCTTGAACACAGCTTAGAGCAAGATATCCCAGACGAGATACTCGATCAGGAACAAGCACCATTTGACGCAAACATTGACACAATGGAAGATGTTACCGAAAGAATCCTGCTTGATAAAGAACTGGACGCATACACACAGCTCTCAACAAGTCCAGACGTTACGCTTTCAGGAAGTTCACAATGGAGTAGCTTTGGAACAACCGACCCAATCCAAGACGTACAAACTGGTATTGACACAATCCAACAGAACGCATTAGTACATGCAAACACTTTACTCTTGTCTTATCCAGTATTTGCAAAGCTTAGAAATCATCCAGCAATCATTGAGCGTATTAAATACAGTGAAAGAGGCATTGTTACCGAAGACGTACTCGCATCAGTGTTTGGAATTGATACAGTGATCGTAGCAAAAGCAGAGCAAAATACTGCAAACGAAGGTCAGTCATCGTCCATGAGTTATGTCTGGGGCAAAAATGCAGCATTGCTTTACATCCAGCCAACGCCAGGAATCCGAAGTATCACTTATGGTTACACGCTTCGCAGAGGCCCAAGAATGGTTGAGAGATGGGATGACCGAGCAGTTAAAGCACAATTCGTCCGAGTTACAGATTGGTATCAGCAAATGATAGTCGCAAGCGCAGCTAAATACTTCATAGCCTCAGCAGTAGCTTAACTCTGAACGCTATGAACCTAGCTAGGAGTTAATTATGGCATTAGCAGTAGATTACCAGCCAAACAAAGTAGAAGTCCGTAAAGACGTGCAAGTGTCCAATGGATACGTGAGACGTAATTTTATTGATTCTCCAACAGATGAAGTTGCTACATCAGATGATGTAATGGCAGCATACACGACAGGAGCAAACCTCGTTACCGCAGGACTGACAAATCCAGATGTACCACGAGTATTATCTATCGTTTCAACAGGTACAGACCATGACGCAGCAGGAGTTGTTACGATAAATGGTACTGATATTCGAGGCAATGTTATTTCAGACGCTATTACGCTAAATGGAGCTACTGTAGTGAATGGAGTTAAAGCATTTGCAACGGTAACTTCAGTTGATTTGACAGCAGTAACAGCGATTGATGCAAACGCAGGCGTAGCAGTAGGTCGAACAGATATTCTTGGACTTGATAGGTGTATGTCAGAGAATGGCGTAATCCTAGCTACATTAGGAGGAACGAAAGAAGCAACAGCACCGACAGTTACGTATAGCGCAACAGTTGTTAGTCAGAATACCGTTTTGTTAAGTACCGATTTAGATGGCTCTAGCGATGTAGTTGTTTGGTTCTGTACCGCAGAACTTACTAGCCAAGCGAATACAGTCATGCCAATAGCCTAGTTGACAAGTAAGGATAGTTGAGGTACTATTAGATTATGAAAGTTAAAGTTTTATCTGGAAAAGTATTACATGACACCACCGAATTTAATGTTGGTGAAATGTTTGATTGTGCCGAACACGATGCAGAAGTATTGCTTGCTTATAAAGTCGTAGAGGTCGTTGATGACACAGCAATGCCTACAGCTCCAGTTTCTCCAGAAGCACCAGCAACACCAGAAGCACCTGTAACCCCACCTGTAACCCCAGTTACACCAGAGGTTACACCTGCAACTCCAGCAGTTGACAGCTCAGTAGCCGACACAGCAGAAGTTGAGACACCAGCAGAAGATATGACAGAAGGTACTGAAGAAGCACCTGTAGCTCCAGCAGCTCCAGTTGAGCCTACAGCACCCGAAGCACCAGTAGCACCTAGCGAGCCTCAAGCCCCACAAGCCTAGGCTCTCTAAACAGGAGAATCTATGGCACTTAGAAAAATCAACAAATACCAGTACACACTCACGACAGCAGGAGCTAATTTTTTGACAGCTACCCTTGCCTCAGATAGTTTCAGTGGGTATCTTACCAAGATCAAAGTGAAGTCTCCAGCAGCAGTTGATAATTCCGCTACTTTAGCCACTACGCTCAAAGATAACGATGGGGATTCAATTGCTATTGCAGCAGGATTCGCAACGCAGGCAGTAAATTCGCTAGTCCAACAGATCGCTGACTTACAAACTCAGCCAAACCAGTTGAAGTATCCAGTCAACGGAGCATTAACGCTTACCGTTACGCTTTCCGCAAATCAAACAGTAGGTCGTGCAGTCATTGTTACGCTGTATGTTGACCAGTTAGTGAATTAGTATGGCACACGTAAAACATGTCGCAAAAATAGCACAGCACATTTCCCACTCGGCACGTAAGCACGTTGTACGCTTAGGAAAAAAAGTTCATGGCAGATCGCACCACGCTCGTGTAGGAACTACCCACCGATCAAGTACCCACACATCCAAGAAGCACTAGCTTGTTTGACAGTTAGGTTGAGCTAGCTTACAATATAAGTATGGCAGCAACATTTGAGTTTGAGGAAGATAACGGAGCGTCAACAGGTTCTCCAGCCAAAGGTACAACTCGTACAGCAGCAAGAACAGAGGTCAATTGGAAGAACATTGATGACTCAACGACAGCTTATTCGTCAAACCCCATCACCGCAGGTAACAATTCATACCAAAAGAATCAGTTTGGACATTTCTCAGGTACGTTTAATCAGGTACTCTCAGGACTTTTTGCACATACTCTCACCGCATTTGGTACTGGATTGACGCTAAAAGGCGTGCCAGCTTGCACATCAGACGGTACAAGGTATCTCTACGTTACGCCTTCCACAACAGCAGACACGAATTTGACCACAGATATGTCAACTGCTATTTCTATCGGTTCAGGAGTTGGAGTGTATTTTGGTGCAACAGGCCCAGAAGCAACAGGAAAAGCTTCAAGCATGACAACAAACCCTTGCTACACAAATTTCTTAACTACGCAATTGCAAACGACAGGTTCAGCAGCAGCAGGAGATACCGCACAAGTAACGCTGACGTTGCAGTATCAGGAAAACTAATATGAAAGATATATTTTGTTCTAAATGTCAACTCGTTACGCCACATCAGGGAGTGGTTGACGCTAATGGTGAGTTTGTTTTCACTTGCACAAACGCAGTGGATGGTGTCGCTTGTGATAGATTTGTAAAATTTCCAGCAGATACGACACCAGAATCATTTGCAGCGTACCTTATAGCTCATCAAGCAGCTAATGAAGGACAAGTATCCGTAGAAGCACAGGAAAAAATGCTCGCTACATTGCTTGGAGATTTGCCTACCGCTTCGCCAGACGTACAAGTTCCAGCAGAAGACACAGCAGTTTCAGAAGCACCAGCAGCGTAATACAATACGCATATATAATGGAAACGCCTACAAAAGTAATCCACACTTCCAATGGAGTAACGTACTACTTAGATTTCCTTCTCGTTATTGAAACCTTTAATCACGTAATTATCCAGCAAACGCCCGATGATACGTCTCGCTATGTACCTAATAGATCATTCTGGACAGATATTAAAGAGATGGCAGAGCAAGGCAAGATCGCCAAGGCAGCTCTGGTGGGTAAAGGTAGAGCGTTCTCAATGGATTTAGTTTATGGATTCTGCACGATAGATGGACTCATTGTTTATCCGCCAAGCCCTCCGCCTGTTGGCTCAAAGTTTCAACTGATTTATTACCGCACTACGACACAACAGAATGTTACTATGTATGAAGTAGGCAAGTTACCCACGATTGGAAAACAGCTTGCACCGAAAGTTGCGTATTATATTGGCTGGAAAATTATGGGTACTACGAAGAAATGGGAACTGGGAGTTTCCTGACTGGTTAGACAAGACACAAGGTTGAGTATATAATAAAAGTATGCTGACGTTACAGACAATTGATATGTGGAGTGATCTTTCCCAAGCTATTGTAACTTTTGTGATTACAACCGAGAAGGAGTTTGAAGGTACAGAGAGTGAGCAAGATGTAGTTGTGTTACGAAATGGCGATGAAGCTCTCAAGTTTTCTCCTAGTTACGATGATAGCGAATTGACAAAATACGCACAGCGATTGAATGGAGAACATACATAATGGGATTATATTTGATTGGTTCAGGCCCACAGCAAACTACAGCGTCTTTTGCCACGCTTGCTACTGGAACAGGCATTATCACGTTATTGCAGGTTAAGCCCTCAGCAACTAATCCGATTACGATTATTGAGTGGGGCGTATCGTTTGACGCTTCAGCAGCAGCAACGCCTGGCAAAATTGAGCTTATTGAAACAGACGTAGCAGCAACCGT